CTCTGCACCAACCACATCAGATGTAATTTGCATCTTAGCCATTGTTTCAGTAAATAGAGTAACATTTTTTACGCCTGTAACACCAAGCTGACCAGCCGCCTCAGCAATTTCTAGCAGGCCTTCAGTTGGCACAGGGATATATGACGCCAAATCTCTGATGCTTTTCCCCATGGCGATTATTTGCTTGTCAGTCATATTGGTAGTCTTTTGGATGCCAATCAACCCCTTATCAAATATCGTATAAGCATCTAGGGATTGATGTATTGCTCTATTAATTGCATACCAAGCGCCGACAATTGCAGCCGTTGTGGCCATCCAATGCTTTTTCATTTTATCAAACATCGATATAGTATGACCATACTGCTGTTCATTTATTTGTCTGATTTTTTCGGCTTTGGCTTTCTCTGCACGGACAAGATCACCAGCAGTGGCACGACCACTTTTTTTAATAGCTTCAAAGGATTTAACGGCTTGAGCCCGCATGAGATCATAAGTAGCTGAGCTTTTTATTTTTAAATTTCTGAAATTCTTTTCAAGGGTAGTTGCCCCATGCTGGGCTTCCTTGAGGAGAGTTTGCTGGCCTTTCATATATCTTGATGCATCAAGATCAAGAGAAACATAGACCCGGCCTATGTTGTGACTAGACATATTAGACCTCTGCAAAGTCCCGTATTTTCTTAATAACTAAACTCATATTTTTCATTTTGCACCTATAAGCGTTTTAATCATAGGGATAGATTCTTCAAGCGCAGGTCTCATAAATGGCTTTGAATGTTCAACAATAGAAGCATAATACGCCGTGTAATGGCCTGCTATTATTTGCACATTTCTCTTTTTAGAAAACGCTCTTCCTGTTGGGGTTTTTTTGCGAACGACCCGAATACTTTTTCTAAGTTGCCCGGCATCTCTTGCAGTCCAAGTTTGTCCTTTATGAGGCCCTGAACGATACATAGGACGTGAGATAGTACCAACAGGACATCTTCTCCGTGCAGCCGCTTTTACAATATTCGCAGCTTTAATAAGACGTTCTATAGCTATGTGCTCAAATTCTCGATCTGCCCGATTTGGGTTCCAATTTTCTATCCGCATATTAAGACCTTGTTTTCGCTACTATTTTATTAAGACCTGTTATATCCCAATGTTCAACTCTCATGCTCATCATGTTCTTCCTGTTCTTTTTTTAGAAAATAATGAAAAGTTGATCTAACCTTATTGAGACATTTCCACCGATCTTCAATTCCCCCAGGATATTCATCCATAATTTTAAAGACTGTAAGAAGATTTATATCCAAAATTTGGCCCATTCCTGCGGTTATAATCTGATTCCGACAGATCATATAAACATCGGCTGCTTCTCGATTTTCGGGCATTAACTCCACCCAGCATGTGTCACAAGGTGGTTCTTCAGGCGGAGTGCGCTCTGCATAAGTGGCTCGGCACTGATCACATTTAGTCAATACCGAGCCATCAGGATACTCTATTCTGGATCGAGCTTGGTCGTCATTAAACTCGATCCACTCTTTAAATTTGCGGTTTCTTTTTTCTCCTCTATGGCACCCCTTTCTTGGAGAATTTCAATACATCGATAAACATACATGGCTACAATTGGTATCTCCATGAGTTTTATTTTTGTCGCACGATCGCATTTGATGAATTCCCCGTCGATTTTAAATTCTTTGTCGATGTCTTCGATCACATAGTCTGCGAAGTCATCATTTTCTTGTTTTTGTTCTTCTGGGGTTAGCTCTTTCAGGCTAACAACTTTCTCCATTGCCCGTGTTTTTTTATTTAGAACCATCTGAGATTCTTTTTTCCGGTTCTTGTTACGATCTCTGAAAAAAGATCCAGGAGCCCTAATTTTCATCCTCGGCGCACCTTCAATAGGATCATCATAAATAATATCCATCGTTGACGAATCAACCCGAGAATAAAAGAAGGGGAACCAAACCCCCTTCTCTTGTGTTTGCAAATTAATAATCATACAATCTCCTTTTTTGCTAGATGGCAAAATTTTTTAAACAGTATACATGAAAGCTCCTGATACTTGACCTTCGAAAGAAGTTCTCGCCAATCCATTACGATCAGCCCTAACGTCGCCGGCCTTAGTCATGAGGATTGTCCCGCTTGTGCCGATTGTCATATAAGATGTTGAATTGAGCCAAAAACGAATGCCGGAAGTTGTGCTATTAATTAACTTCGTTGCATTTTTAACACAATTTCGCAAAGTCTCCTGCTGAGGATCTGTTGGATCGAAGGCCACATCAGATAGAGTTATTATCCCCCCATCAGCCGATCCAAACTCGAAAATGTCTACATCCACACCAAATTCTGAGACATCCACGGTTTTACGAGTCATCCCCGACAGTGTGTAAGTACCTGCTCCTAAAATTTTGGAAGTTGGCCCTAGTGTAACTTTTTGATACATTCCACGTAGCGTTGCTGCTCTATCTGCCATGATAATTACCTCTCTTAAAAATAATGTTAAATGGTTTTCGGTTGATTCAGGGGAAAAAAAGGGGCACGTCAATGTGTCGGCACCGACATGCCCCTAATTTTTCTTTATTGTCTCCATTCAGGTGGCCACCTGTCAGGAGAAACCCTGAGTGTTAAATTATGTTTTTATCATTAACTCCTAATGCTTCTCGTTTTTTATCCTGCGAACATTTCATAGCTTTATATAATTCATGTGTTTGCCGATTTACTACCATGGTCGTTAAATGCCCAATTTCTATAGATGTGTCCACATAAATTTTATATCCTGCCATTCTCAAATCTTGGCATAATCCGATATCTTCCCCAATTGTCATGTTATTGTCAGGATTTTTCCGAAATCGAAACCACGGATAAGGAAGTTTTTTGAATATTTCCATATCATACATAATACAACCGGACCCAGTTGCATCGCATTCAACAAGGCTTCCAGGTTCATAACCATCGACAGGAACATATCCTTCCGGGCTAAGTTTCATTATTATAGGATCAAAAGGAGGATATCTCCTGCAAACCATAGCCCCGACAACAGGAAGATTATGAGCTAATAATTTAGTAATTGTTAGCGGAGGGTATATTTGATCCACATCCATCATGATTAATTTAGTTACATTTATTGAAAGTGCTTTTTCTACAATATCGTTTCGCAAGGTATCTATCGGCCCGTTGTCAGCAGTTATAAACTGAAAATCCGGCTTCTCCATTAACACAAAAGAATTAAAGAAGCTAAGCGGTACTTGTGGGAAATTGCACGGTATCCCCATAGCTAACTTTAGATTAGACACTTTCATATTTTATCCTTTATGGCCTCTGCAATAACATGAAGATGATAAACTCTGTCTCCAGTCTGGATTCGTTCCAAAGTTTTTATCTCAAAATTTGCTTTTATATTATATAATGCCCTAGCATTTGGTTCTGAGAAATATAACCAGCTATTTTCAACCCAAAAACTAATATGGGTAGGATCTTGGAAAGCCCCTTGTCCATATTCTGCATCAGGAGTAAGGCTTTCAAATTTCCCCCCAGGTTTTAATACTCTCCATATTTCGTCTATAACCCCAATTGTTTTACCTGTTGGAATATGCTCCAAAAAGTCATATGCCCGGACCATATCAACTGAATTATCTCCATAGGGCAAGCCTCCTCGTCTAACAATATCATAATTGTGATTTGTATATTCTGATGGTATAATATCACAAACTAAATCAGGGCTTACTTCTACACGATTATCAATATTAATATATCCTTTTTTATGGTCGAAGCCACATCCTAAATTCAAATTTAATCCGGGACAGGGAACTATCTCGGCATTCTCATCAATCGCTTGCCTATTCCAAAAATCAACTCCCCATCTCTCAGCAAGATGTTTATCGTTTCGTTCACAAACTTTTGCATATTCTACTTGGCCTGCACCTTCCATATCCTTGAAAGTTACCGATCCTTCATGATGAACATATGTATCTCTTGCAATACCAACTTTGAATCCTTTTTCTTTGGCTTTGTAGCAAAAATCGATTTCCTCGCCGGAGCAAGGCCATAAGCTTTCATCAAATTCACCAACAGTCTCCCACACAGACTTTTTAAATGCCATACAAAAACCAATTATCCAATTAACTTCCTCGTATTCACCTTCGCTTGATTCAAGTAACATTTCAGCTTCTTGATTAAGTTCGTCAATATTTTGGTAAGACGGTAACTGCACCCTTTGCAGGCCGGCACAATAGTTTGTGGTCGGCCCAACGATATCTAAAGTATCCAACCTTTTCGCTAACTGATTCAAGGCATTTGTAGGTACAAATACATCATTGTTCAACAGTATAATTATCTCCCCCTTTGCTTCACGAATACCTTGATTGATTGCTACTGGAAATCCTTTATTTTCTTCATTCCGAATTATTCGGATTTCATTAAAGCCAGAAAATGGAGGTTCAAATGGTGGATTTGAACCATTGTCAACGACTATAATTTCATAGTCTTCAGTATTCTCCATGACTGTCTGTATACATTCGGCGGACATTTCATGCTGGTTGAAAATAGGTATAATAATTGATAGCATGTTTCCCCTTTCAATCCAAACTCGTTTTAATTTCAAATTCAATGGCATAATGCCTGACATTTATTGTCCCACTGGAAGTTGTATGATCTTCTCTCAATGTAGTCAGATTTGATTCCTTCATCCATACAAGAGTACTCCCAGTTATTGAAAATTCGCATTCATCATAAAGCTCACGAGCATAATGATAGGCAAGTTTAATTTCTGACGAACTTGATGCAGATGAAAATATAGAAATATCTATTAAAAAATTTGTATATTCCTCCGAAAAGGTTTTCTCTTTAAGTGCAGAAACAATCAAATAAACCGCATATGGATAAGATGTTCCTTGTGGTGCTCGATCTTCATAAAGTCGCCCACCGATAGCATTATAAAAATCGTTATGCACTCCACCCGGCGCAGCCGTAAATCTCGAATAAAGAGCTGTGGTGAAATTGGTTATTATGTCTGCATTAGGCATTATATTGCCTCTTTACAAAGCAAATCTAACCATTCATTCCGTTCTTCTGGATTTATAATACTCACAATATTAAAATAACGATTTCTGAATTTAATACGATATGAAGACAATATGCCGCTCCTATAACGAACACGAATTCTATGGGAAATAACCATAGTCTCTTTAGCTGACTGAATTTGTTCCTTCGCACTCGTTGGCCAAATAGCCGCCCAAGCTTTCGAACTATCAGTCCAAACAGAATCATACCCACCCATACCATCTTCAGTCTTTTCTTCGTGCTGAAATGTTATACGCTTATTAAGAGAACCAATCATAATTTAAAACTCATCAAATAATTTAACACTCGCAAGTAACCGCTGCACAGTTACGTTCTCACGATAATCCTGATTACTTACAATCTGGCTTTCTCGATTAGAATATAAGTCGGCGCATATAAGTTTGATTGCTGCCTTAATTTTGTACGGTACAAGAGCTGCTGTAGTCCAGCCTGCCACAAAACGTATTACAATCGGATTGCTCGGATAAGCTGTAAAGGATGGCCACGTCTTACCATATGGGAGTACAATTCGGCCTATCCCCTCCCCATTCATTTCTACAATATAATCAGTTGTGGCAGCCATTGTAGTTTCATCACCGCCTGAATCTGTATACTTAACGTGAGTTACGCTTTGCAAATTGCCAAAAGGAAGCTTGATATAATCATCATTAAACCAATCATCAAGGTAATAATCCCATGTTTGAGTAAGCAAAGCTCTCCTCGTAATATCCTCTACATGCTCATGAGCTGATTTTATGATATCATTTAGAAGATCATCTTCTACAAAATCTTCCTCTATGCTATCTTCAAGGCGGAGATGAAGCTTGAGAGATTCTAATGAGATACATTCTAATGCTGGCGCCACAACCTGAACAAGTTTCATCATTTTTTCACAATAATAAGTAATATTTTATTCTATCCAAAGATGGAAAGTTCCAGTAGTGGCATTCCCACCATTTGAAACAACTATCTTAATTCGTTCATTTGCAATAGGAATCAATGATTCAACAGGCTCACCGCTACCAGCATATAAAGAAGCCGCACCGATAATATCATGAGTAGCTGCACGGGGATATTTTATACCAGTTGCATTTGCATCTGACCAAGTCAAGATAGGGATACCAGAAGTCTCGCCTGAGAAAACAAAATCAACTCCATTTGCAAAATCTGTCTTTTCATATCGTATGGCATATATTTTGCCGTGCAATATGCCTGCGGCAGCGTATGTAGTAACATTTCCAGATGTAGCATCAGTTATTGCCGTTACTGCGATCCTTTCCATTGCGATTGCCGAAGTACAGAATAGAAATATGATACTTAGAACCAATAGTAACCGTTTCATAATAAACCTCAAAATGGGGAGAGTTTTATCTCTCCCCCCATTATTTTATGGTTTTTCAGTTATCTCTCAACAATCATCTTAATCCAGTCAATTTGTAAGGCGGCATCAGCAGCCCCATTTTTTAAGGCAATGATCGGAGAAAGCTCTTCGCCTGTCGGAAAAGTTGCTGTATCAAGATCAGCCGTTTGAACCACTGTTCCGTCCACATAGAAAGACACGGTTTCTGCCCCATCAAAATATAACGCAAGAGTATAAAATGTATTTGCTACTGGAACTTGAGCAAGACCAGGATCAGCGAATGCACCTCCTGCCTTTTGGTGGATACAATCTATTGCATCAGGATCACCTTCCCAAATTACGAAGCCAACTACATCTTTATCTGCAATATCATTTCCGGCATCAACGATAAAATCTGCTGCGGCTGCCCCTTCTTCTGCTAAGCCGATTAAAATATTAGCCGCATTCGTGACAGAAGTAGCAGCAACCCTGAACTCAACCCAGGACTTCTTGCCACTATTTTTCACATATTCGATATAAGTTTCCGTTCCCAACTCTCCAAGCTGAAAATAGACTTCATTATCACTACCTGTTTCCGGAGCAAGCTGTATCTGCCCCCCGATACTTCCTGCGGCAGCTAAAACATCATAAGTTGCATCACCTGTGGCTTTCCAGCCGCCGGCGGCGCCCGTAGCAGTCGGAAGGGTTACATGACCGATAAAGTCCTCAACATACATAAAGGCGCTTTCAGGATCTAAATGAGGAAATCCTTGTAACTCAAATTTCCCTTGAGTTTTAATATTAAAAGTCCCATCGTCTTCAATTTCGATCAATTCAGTTCCATCGTTATCGGTAAAAATAAGATGGCCTGAATCCCATTTACTCTTAACTTTTGTCACGGGCATAATAGCCTCCTATCCATACGCTTGCGCGTTTAAAGCCGTGGTTCGGCTTGTAAGGGTTAAATCTATCCTGCCTCCTCTACAAAAGAGACAGGATAAATAGTTAATATCAAGCCAGCGCTATGCCAATGCTGTTATTGACTGTCCGCTCGTATATCTCGGCGTCAGAATTGCGTGAACCTGAACATTACCAGTAGCGCCCCCGTCAGTATCCAGAAAACTCAAAGTCAACCATTCTTCATTATTTGCTGTGTCCATTTGGGATGCGTCAATTTCGATAATTAGCATATAATTATCATACGTGGCGTGAGCGACGGTAAGCATAGCTGATTCAGCCCATGCGCCCAAAACATCACAATTTGCCGAAGCCTGAGCTGCACTGCCAAAAGCATATTTGAAAGTTAAGGCCGATGTTTTAGCTCCATCAGTCGCACCGCTATAAAGAGCTACGTAAATATCGGCGCCACCAAGGGTCTGAAGCCCAACAATGAAGGTTGCTTTGTGATGATTTTTCATATTGATTGAATCACAGTCATTTGCGGCGGCTGTGCTCAAATCAATATCATTTCCAACCGGCACTATCTTATATTTTTCTGATAACATAATTATTCTCCTTTTTATTAATCCGGGATCATCAAAGATAACCCCGGATCAATGGTTTAATGCTATGCCCTTTCGGCTGTGGTGATAAAGGGGCCTCGTGTTTTACTTCCCTTGAACGGAGTCAGTGCAGACGCACGCAAAGGCTGGCAATCATATCGGTAAGTCCACCTGAAAGTTTGCTCATCGTACAAGAACCGCACATGAACCGAGGTCGCATTCTTAATCGCGCCCTTGTCGATAAAGACCATCTCATTGAAATCTGCGAGGATAATATCTCCTTCATCTCCGAGCGTTGCACACTGCTCAATGCTTAGAACTTCGCGGCCATACAAAGAGTTGTATGGAACCCCTGCCGCTGCATTAGCCGGGAGATAGACAGGAACTCCACCGGTTCCAACAGCCAGAGACATGGTCGCCAATGAAGGCTTAATGTCGCGGTTAATCAGCCAAATCGCAGATTTATCGGATGAATCTAAAAGTCTTGCATCCATATTGATAATATTTTCAAATACTACCGTATCTGCTGCTTGCCCGGTTTCTTTTGAATTTGCAATCTTGCAACCCGCATTCATAATTCCAAGGCCCTGGCCTGCGCCCGTGCCATTAATAATCACATCGTCGAGCTTAAACCCAAATTCCATAGGGAACCATTGATTGACAAGCGATGTAAGCCCAACAGAGTCAGAAAGCAATTCGTCGGTGGCATACATGAGACCGAAAAGCTTATGAAGCTCCATCTCAAACTTACGCCACGTTGGTTTCGATGCTGTTACAGTTGCAGCCTCAGCCGCATGATAAACCTGAATTCCACCAAACCTGGAACCATTCGCTCGGCTGGTTTCATTCATCAGGTTCGCTTTCAGGCCGTTCGCGTTAGGGCCGATATTCGCCCGAAAACAACGCCGTGACAATAATCCGGTGGCAATGGACGCTTCGCTTAGTGCGGATGAAGCTTCTTTTTCCACCAGAAAACCACCTTCAGATGGAACAGTTTCATTTGCACCGGACGCAGACGCACGGACTTTTGACAGTCTTGAGATTGCTTCAGCCCGAGTAGAACTTGAAACATCCGGATCAGCCGCATGATATACGTCAAGAAGCTGTTCACCGATAGACGCATATACCCGATCTTTTCTTTCGCTCCCACCAGGGACTTGAGATAACGCAACCGCTTTTTCAATCGCCTCAAGCTGTTGTGTCTTCTCCTGAATTTTCGCCTCAAGATCAGCGCATGTCGTGGCAATTTTTGTGACTTTTTCTGTTAAAAGCGGATCTGAATAATCCTTGGCCTCAATCTCTTTCAGCCGTGTTTCATTCTCGGCCTTAAAATCCGCAAAGCCCTTGTTTAGTGCTTCAATAAGGTCTTTTAATTCTTCAGTCATGATTTATTACCTCCGGAGACACAATAAAGTCTCTTGTAACGCTGCTTTAAGTGCAAGATCACCTAAAGAAGCAGTTAATTTTTCGATTTTTTCTTGATCGCTCTTGGCCTGTTGACTTCCCGCCAACATCGCCTTAGCTGTATTCTGAGAAAAGCCCACATCCCGTAAGGCATTTTCTGCTTTTCGTACCGTTAAATCATTATTGGAATTCTTTGTACTATCAATATCTTTGGGCATATTAGCAAACATGCTCAAATCAAATTGAGCCTTTACTGGCTTACCAGCTTCAAGGATCGTATCTATGAAGCCTTTTTCTTTCATTTTTTTGGCATTCATCCAAGTCTCGGATTTAAGCATTTCCCGAAGTTCACGCTTTCCAACATTGGTGTTATCCGCATACATTTCGACCATGATTTCACTTACCTGGTTTAATATATCGGCCATTTCCTTGAAATCGAATTGATTCCCATAAGTAAACACCCCTGGTTCATGAATCATCATCATAGTATTTTTGTATGCTTGTTTCTGAAAACCTGCTATTGCTATATATGAGGCTGCTGAAGCTGCCAGTGATTCTATCCTGGTTATAGGCTTAGATGGATGCGCTTTTATAGCATTGTGAATAGCATTAGCGTCCCAAACATCACCGCCCGGCGAATTAATCCGAATAGTTATTTTTTTCTGTGTTAAATCACTAATTGCCCGAACAAATTCACCGGCATCATTATATGGCCAGCCAATATAATCATATAGTAAGATGTCCGCCTCTTCGTCAGATTTAGTAGCAGTAATCTTGTACCAATCCGGTTTATCGAGAGGTTTATTATAATAAGCGGCTACAATACGAGCATTCCTTGGGTTTCTGTAAGATAATTTCATGACTTAACTGCCTTTTCTGATTCTTTACTTGATTCTTTCATTGAGCTGGTCCGAGTACGGTATTCGTCGCCACCTTTATATGGGTTGTAATCCAAAAGTGCTCTGCATTCGTTTGGATTTAATATTTCTTTATCAATCCCTGTGGCAAAACTATCCATTTGTTCTTTGAATGATGATCTGAGTAATGCTCTTATCTCAAACTTTGCATAATACTTTTTGCGTTCTTGAGGCGTTAAGAGATCCCTTCGCATGGCCTTTTCATAATTAACACAATCGGGTGTTACTCCATAAATAGAATATGAAAGCATGAATTGTTCGGCACTGGCGTAAGTCGGTGTTTTGTCTCCACTCTGGATCAACATCAAAGGGACCCTGAAAAGTCCACATATCTGCGCCTCGTTCATTTTCATTTGCTCAAGATATTGAGCATCTATAAGTTTGATCTGAGGAAATGAAATATCCATATTCTCATCAAGCAACATAAATTCCCAGGCTTTGCCTAATCCCTCATATCTTTCTTTCAGCGCTTTTCGCCTATTTGCAAAAGCGGTTCCGCTTAATGGCATGGGATGTTTAATCACCGCTCCAGGGTGTAATCCTTTACTAAAATACCTGCCAAGAAATTGATTACTGGCTATACCTAAACCAATAGTTTCTCTCGCATATTCAATCGGATTAACTCCGGTAATGCCATCAAGTGTCAACCCCCGCAGATGCATTAAGCGACTGCCCGGTATCGGCTCTATAGTTCCATCACGCATTTTCACATGATAGGTAAGAGAAAAGTCTTCATTTTGTTCAACTTCTGTAACTGTGTCGGATTTTAAAGGTATCAATTCTTTTATAGGACGGCCTTCAATTCCCATTTTGTATACATAAAAATTGCCTCGTAAACAGATATAAGCCTCGGCCATTGCCCAGAATTCAGCCGAAGTCATCCATGAATTGGGCTGATCATGCAATTTCTCGTAAAGATAAAAGTCTGTGGCTTTGTTTTTTTGCTCGCCTTTTTTTTCCATAATGTGGCAAGGCAACTGCGAAATGGTGAAAGCCCGAACCCGGACACAATTTTGAACAGTCATCAAGCGCATGGCAGAATCAGAATCAACAGAGACACCTGCTTGAGTTGGTGTAATCCCGCCATAGAAAGCTCCGCCCGGTGTATACCATTTATCGTCTGTTGGTCCCCAAGATGCGGCCTTTGGACGTATTAGTCTCGATGCCAGTCCCATCTCTATTGCTTTCCGTTCATCAGATATCCCAAAGCCATCAGCAATGGCCCACAGACGATAAGGCCCATCCATAGGCCCCATTGAAGATATAGTCCGTAGCCGAGCATCCCGAGGCCCCCGAAGACAAAAACATCTCGGATATCAAATGCTCGCCATGCTGTAGTAATAATAGATG